GTCCACACTTGTACTTCTTTGGACAAAATCAGTACGCATTGAACTTGCGTGGCGAACAACACGTTCACGTGATGAAAATTGACGTCTTTGCTCCCAATAACACATTGAATTCATCGAGCAATCCAAACTTTGTGTCGGTGCCCGTCAATGGATACCCGAACGACGTTGAGAATGATTTCGTCTATATCACTGGCATCAACTTCCACGACACTGACCTCAACGTAGTTGCCAAGACTTCGTTGGCCCAGCCCATTGCAAAGCGCCCGGGCGATAAAATCCTATTCAAAATCAAATACGATTTTTGATGCCTACGAAAAAGAAGCGCCGCAGAAGGGGTCGCTACATGCGCGGCGACCATGTCGCGTTGAAAACAGGCCAAGTGTGTCGCTATCGTTCCGGGTGGGAGCAAAAGTACATGCAACACCTCGACGGTGACCCGAGTGTCGTCGCATACGTTTATGAACCGTTCAAACTTCCATACGTTAGCAACGTCCGTTCGGGTAGGTTACGAGGTTACATTCCTGACCTGTTGGTCACTCGTGTTGATGGGTCTCGGGAACTGGTCGAAATTAAGCCTCTGCGCAAAGTTGACCACGTCACCGTCCAGAAGAAGCTGAAGGGCGCCCAGGTGTGGTGCAGTGTCCACGGTGTCACCTTGGTCGTCATCACTGAGCGAGAATTGAAGGTACTAGGTTTGCTTTGAGTGCAAATAGTCTCGTGCCACCGGGTGAGCTTTACAAGTAACTCAGATGGGATACCATTATTCATGGGTTCTGTGCGCTATTATGGCTACAAACACTGGACGCTTGAAGAGCCATCTCGTCAGCTCAACGTGGGTAAAGGTATCAAGGGTCGTGCTGAAAGTCGCGGTAAACGCAACCATAAGTGGCATGCGATAGTCAAACGACACGGTCTCCGTGTTGAAATCTGCATCGGCCCAGTGACCAACGAAGAGGCCTGTGCATGGGAAATTGCGACCATCGCTGAGACCGATGCTTTCACTACAAATCATTCACATGATGACCCGACTGACATCAGATGCAATTTTACACGTGGTGGTGAAGGTTCAGAAGGATATAAACACACTTCTGAAGCACTTTTGAAAATTCAACATCGAAATATTGGTAATCAAAATGCGTTGGGACATATTGTTTCCTATGAAGTTCGTCATAAAATTAGTGTTGCAACCTCAGTTGCAATGATGGGACATATTGTCACGGAACAAACTCGAGCAAAATTGGCAATAGCTTCAAAAGGTAATAAACGAGGATTAGGCAACAAATCTAATACGGGTCGTAATTTACCCAATGAACATCGTAAAAATATTTCATTGTCAATGAAAAAGCTCCGTGCCATTCAACGACTGAAAAGAAAATCTTATGATTGGTTCATGCGAGGGAAATGATGCCAATTATTCTTGGATTAGATGTTTCAACTTCTTGTACTGGGATTTGTGTCGTTGATGATAATATTGAACCTGATAATAAAGGTAGTCACATTTTGTTTTTGAAGGCAATTGAATTGGCGAAATTTAAAACCTTGGAGAGAAAAGAAGAAGAAATTCAAAACTTTTTCCATAATCAATTTCTGATTGATGTTGACAGAATAGTCGTTGAAGAACCTTTAACTGCGTTTCGGCCGGGTATGTCATCTGCACAAACGATTTCAACACTCGTTAGATTTAATGGAATTGTAAGTGAAGTTGCACGATGGGAAGTCGGTCGGCGAACATACGAATGGGTTCCCAGTGGTCTTGCAATGCATTTTGGATGGAAAAGCTGGTCCAACGTAGAAATTTTACTTCAATTTTTAGGGCATAAACCCTATGAACTAGGGCAAATGTGGCATGGAAGTCGGTCATATTTTGATAGAGGAAGTGAACTACGGGAATTTCCAGGAGCAGTTTTAGTAAGAAACCGTGATGTTCGAACGCAACACGAATACATGCCACATAACGCATTCACTATCACAATATGTGAACCTGAGTACATTGGTTCAGCTCACGCGCGAAAATTATGTGGGATTAAACTTCAACGAACGGCGTTGGGTGGTCCTCAAAAAGAACAAGTTTTTTCGTACATGGCCGTGAACGATTTAAAGCACGTCGTGTGGCCGTTGAAGAAGAGCGGTAAGGTCGTAGACTGGTCTCGTGACGCTACAGATGCATATGTCATCGCGCGCGCCGCAGCTGTCAACGGCCCTGTACAACCTGCGCCGAAGAAGCCACGTAAGGCGAAGGCATGACCATCTGCTCAAATTGAGGTAAGGTGAACGTGCGTGCTCACACTCACTGACAAGGTGCGATTTTATCAATCAGTCTTTGGAGCGGGTGGAATGGCGCGTAATTCGCGCAATTTTGACGTGCGGTGTCCCATCTGTGCGCCCAAAGACGCCAGCAAGAAAAAGCTTTCCATCCACGTTGAGAGCGATGCCTGGCATTGTTGGGTCTGCGGCGCCAAAGGGCGCTCGTTGTGGGGATTGGTTCGTGACCACGGCGCGCACGAACAGCTGGTCGAGTACCGCGACCGATTCATGCCGCCTTCTGCTCGGCGTGACAGTCAAATGCTCGTCGAAGCTTCACCCACTGAAAAAGTTTCACTACCTGACGATTTTAGATTGTTGGTCACTGCGCCCTCTTCTGACCGTGAAGCGATGGCAATTCGCAGTTATTTGATGGGTAGAAATGTCACTGAGCGTGACATGTGGTTCTATAAGATGGGCTACAGCAATGACCCGGTGTGGCGGCGAAGGGCAATCATGACTTCGTTTGACGCTAGCGGTGAACTTAATCTCTACGTTGGACGTGCGATTGACAAGTATCGCAAACCAAAGTATGAAATGCCCGCGGGCGATAGAAAACACGTCATTTTCAATGAACTCAACATTGATTGGAACAAACAACTTGTCCTGTGCGAGGGACCTCTCGACGTCGTCAAGTGCGGCGACAACGCAATTCCGCTGTTGGGCAGTGACTTGAACACGGAAGGCGCGCTGTTCAATGCCATCGTGGCGCATAACACGCCAGTCGCTCTTGCGATGGACGCTGACATGAAGACGACTAAGATGCCGCGGCTGGCTAAAAAATTGCAGGCCTACAATGTAGAAGTCTTGATTGTTGATGTCATCACCGATCCGGGCGCCATGACTAAGCAAGAATTCAAGGAAGCATTGAAATTGGCTCATCCATTCGATTGGAGCAGTTCATTCTTGGATCGGCTGGATGTAGTGGCAACTATGTCGCTGAGGTGACTCAATTGTACAGCAAGTGGTGATGGCATACAGTTCAGATTAGCTGCATGCTCAGAATAGCTCACACAGCTGACATCCATATCAGAAGTTTATCTCGTCACTCAGAATATGTCGAAGTGTTCACTGCTTTTGCGCAACAGTGCAAGGCGAAAAGAGTGCAGCACATCTTCATTGCTGGGGACATTTTTCATACCAAGACGGCGGGCATGTCACCAGAATGCATTGATTTTATGCACTGGTGGTTCACAGAACTAGCTTCAGTATGTGATGTTCATCTCATGCTGGGAAATCACGATTTGAACTGTCAGAATCTCACTCGACAGGATGCCATTTCTCCCATCATCACTGCGCTCGCAAATCCGCGAATTCACCTTTATAAAAAGAGCGGTACGTATGAATTCGCTCCGGGCTACGTGTGGGGAATTTTCAGCATGTTTGACGAAGAGAATTGGGACAATGTTAAACCCGTTCCTGGAAAAGTCAACATTGCGTGCTATCATGGACCTGTGTGGGGAGCTCACACCGAGACAGACTGGTTGATTGAAGAGGGCATCACCGTGGATTATTTCAAAGCTTGGGACTTTTGCATGCTCGGCGATATCCATCGAACGCAGTACCTCGCGGGCAGGCCCGTTGAAATTGAAATTGATTCAAGTGACATCAACAAGCACGCTGGCGCTGAGGTCATCGAGTGAGTTCCGATAGATTGCGCATCAAGGTTGACAAGCCTTGGATGGCATATCCAGGCCCGCCAGTGCAACAAAATTATGCCGAGGGCCGTGACCACGGGTTTTTGTTGTGGGACATTGACAATCGTGACCACTTTGACGTGGAGTTTTGTGCATTGCCCAACCCTAAACCATTCATCACTATTGAATGGGCTGGGTCAGTCGAAGCTACGCTTGCAGTCGCTCGTCAACATCCTCGCTCGGCCAGGTTCCGCGTTCGTAACAAAGAAGTGTTGACGCAAAAGGAAGTTCAACAACTCACGGGTGCACTTCGGCAAGAACTGAAAGCGGTCGAGGTCACCTACAAGAGCGACCGCCAAGTCAACCGTGACGTCATCAACACTGGCGGCGCGACACTGATGAGAGAGGATTTACGCAATCCTGAAGTGCTATTGCGACTGTTGAAAAGCTATCACAATAGCACTAATGTTACAGAAATGGAGTGGGAATCTATCCGTGAACAGGTCGGGTCGTACCTGCAACAGGCGTTGGACGTTGACGATACCGTGAGGCACACCAAATGGTCGCTTCGCCACTTGAAATTTGACAATACCTTCAGTTACGGCGAAGGCAATCACATCAATTTTGACCAATTGAACGGAATCATCGGTGTCTTTGGAGCAAATACGTCTGGCAAGTCATCGGTCGTTGGCACCATCATGTATAGCTTGTTCAATACGACGGACCGCGGCAGCGTTAAAAATCTTCACGTGGTCAACGTTCGGCACCCGTATTGTTATGCCAAAGCCATCGTCAACGTCAATGGAATTAATTACGTTGTTGAACGTCAGACAGTAAAGCATGAATCGAAGCGCGGGCAAGTTCATGCTAACACTGCACTCAATGTATTTCGAATTGATGAAGAGGGCGAGGCTATTGATTTAGCTGGTGAACAACGCAACGATACTGAAAAGATGTTGAGAAAATTGATTGGCAATTCTGACGATTGTCTGTTGACGTCCGTCGCGGCCCAGGACGATGTCAAGTTGTTCATTAGTCAGGGAACGACGAAGCGCCGCAAGGATTTGTCACGATTTCTTGACCTTGACGTCTTTGACAAAATGCACCTACTTGCTAACGAAGACGTCAAGGTCAATAGGAGCACCCTTAAGGCATTTCCTGAACGTGACTGGAAGGCTCTTGAAAAGTCGTGCACCGAGCAGTTGAAGACTCTCGCTGAAGACATTAAAGAAAAAGAACACCTGTTGAATGACGTGCAGCAGTTGTTGCACGACAAAATGCGTGCTCTGGTCGATTTCAAAGATTTTACGGCGGTGACGCAATCGCAAGTTGAAGCGCAACAAGCTCGAGTGACGTCACTGTTAGACAAGTTAGTGACTGCTCGAGGCAAGCTGGTGCTTGCTGAAGACGATATTGACAAATTGTCTGCAAAAATTGCCTCCATCGAAGCAATTCAATCTGAACACGACTTGCAAGAGCTTAAGCGACGGTTAGATTCATATCGGATTTTGAAGTCATCATTTGAAAGTCTGCAATTAGTCCATGAAGCTGATGCACTGCGCTTAAAGTCACAAGAACGGTCATTGAAGATTTTGGATGAAGTACCTTGCGGTGACACTTTTCCCGGGTGCAAATTCATCAAAGATGCTTTCAAAGTGAAGGATAAAGTTGAACCTCAGCGTGAAAAAGTGGCTCGTGCACAAGAAAAATTGCAGAAGGCTGAACAGGCGCTAGCTGAACTTGAAAAAGAGGACCTCGCTGCAAAGGTTACCAAGGTCGAACAGCTCACTGACATGTTGTCTAAGTTAAAAGTTAACATTTCAACGCGGGAAGTGGAAGTTGTCAGGTTGCAGGCTGCTATGAAGGACGTTGAAACTGAATTGACACCAGCTCGCCAGCGCCTCGACGAGCTCAAAGAAGCTCTGAAAAATGAAGAAAATGTTGAAGTTGTGGCATTGAGGAATTCGCTTGATGATTTGCAAAGAATCATTAAGAAACTCGACAGTGAGCGGTTAGTACTGGCGTCTCAAATGGGACACGTGCAATCTGACCACAACAAGACTGAATCTGACCGCAAGCGCCGCAGCGACCTGTTACAACAGATGAAAGTTCATGAACTGATTTCGACTGCATTTTCTCGCTACGGCATCCCGAGCATGATTGTCGCTTCACAGCTTCCTCTCATTAACGCTGAGATTGCTGCCATCTTGAATGGTATCGTCAATTTCACTGTTGAGCTTGAACAAGATGATGACAGCGACTCGATGGAGGTTTACATCGATTACGGTGACAGCAAACGCATCATTGAATTGGGTTCTGGCATGGAGAAGATGATTGCCTCGATGGCAATCCGGGTCGCGCTCATCAACGTGTCGTCGTTGCCCAAGACGGACATGCTCATCATTGATGAAAGTTTCGGCGCGCTCGACCCTGCAAACGTAGAGGCGTGCAATCGCCTGTTGACTTCACTGAAGCGTTACTTTAGAACAATCATTGTCATCACTCACGTCGAGGGCGTCAAAGACATTGCCGATTACGTCATTGAAATTGCCAAGGTTGAAAAAGACGCCAAAATCACCTATGGTGACCTTTGATGCCGCCGCGGCCCTATTTGCGCAATCGCTTGATAGAAGACATGCCTGAGGGGTTCGTTGTCATCGTGCCCGTCGGAGCATCGCCGCCAGTTCCATTAGCGTGTCAATTGTGTAAATTTGTGATGCGTTCCCACGATGATGAACTCGCTCATCACGAATTTGGATGTTGTGACCGATGCGCGCGACTCTGGGCTCAGTCTCGAAAATCAGCTTGGAAAGATGGTTGGCGACCGACCGTTCGACAGATTGAAGCCTCGGAAGATGACCGGGTGCCGTTGACCTTGTTATTTGCTGTCGATTAGGCTATTCGTGTCCCCATAGTTAGACGAGGAGCCTCGTCACCTATGACTGATATCGATTACAATGCACTGGGCCAGGCGATTGACACGACGTGGGGTCGTTCATCTACGCCTAAGACAGCATCATACTCAGTAAAACTGACGATGATGGGTCCTGACCGATTGCTGGCATCTTATGCCGCGGTCGTCAATTTTGGCACAGAGCGTCAAATGATTGACATGAAGCGCCGCTACTCTGAAGAGAGCGTGGGCATCACTGATGAAGTGATGAAGAGCGTAAAGTCGAATTACAAAGAACTTGCAGGTGAATCTCTTTCGGCCAAAGAATTGTCTTCAGTTGACAACTTGGAAATTATTGGATTCAACGTTCATAACCCTCGCCGAACCGCGTATTACCGCAGACGCACGGTCTTTGAGATTGGTTGATGCTGGCAGTCAAACCTCTTTCACGCCAGCAACAAGTTGCTGAAATTCTAAAGTGTGGCCGTGACCCTGAGTACTTCATTCGAACGTACGTCAAGATTCAGCACGCCACCCGCGGGACGATTCCTTTTACCACATATCCATTTCAAGATGAATGTCTCAAAAAGTTTATAGAGCATCGTCTAAACATTGTGTTGAAGTCACGTCAGTTGGGACTGTCAACTCTGTGTGCAGCTTATGCCACGTGGTTTGCAATTTTTCACCGTGATAAAAACATTTTAGTCATTGCAACCAAACTTCCCACGGCCATGAACTTCATCAAAAAAGTTCGTGTCATTCTTGAGAATTTGCCGCCTTGGTTGTTGTTGACGAAGTTTGAACCCACCAAACAAATCATCACTTTCAATAACGGTTCACAGATTGGCGCCATCCCGACATCCGAAGACGCGGGGCGTTCAGAAGCGCTGTCGCTTCTCATTATCGATGAAGCAGCGTTCATCCGTGACTTCGACCACATTTGGACGGGTCTCGCGCCTACGTTTTCTACGGGTGGTAGCGCCATCATTCTGTCGTCTCCTCATGGCGTCGGTGGACAATATTACAAACTGTGGACGCAGGCCGAAGCGGGACAGAACGATTTCAATCCCATCAGGCTTCCTTGGGACGTGCACCCGGAACACGACCAGGCGTGGTTTGAAAAAGAAACTCGAGGATTTGGTCGCCGCAAAATTGCGCAAGAATACGAATGTGACTTCACGACTTCGGGTGACACATTTTTGACGCCCGAAGTGCTCGATGAACTTCGAGCACAAATTCAAGACCCAATGGAAAAGGTGGGTCAAGTGTGGATTTGGTCTCCGCCCGTCTTCGGACACAAGTATGTCATCTCTGCTGACGTCGCCCGGGGCGACGCCCATGACTATTCGACGTTTCATGTCATTGATACAGATGATAATGAAGTTGCCGCTGAGTTCATGGGAAAAATTCCGCCTGAACGCTTTGCTGACATGTTATCGGAGTGGGGGAAGAAATACAACGAAGCCCTGATAGCTCCCGAAAACAACTCATTCGGGTACTTTGTGAACACCAAGCTCCGTGACACGGGTTACAAGAAATTGTTCTTTAAGAACAACAGGGGAGACCCATGGAACTACATCCCCATCGACCCTGCAGAGTTACCTGGATTTCAGACTGACCAAAAGACTCGCGTCCAAATTTTGACCAAGCTCGAAGAGATGATTCGCACGAAGGCTCTGAAGTTGTATTCGCGTCGGACGTATGACCAATTGCAATCATTCGTCTGGAATGGTAACAAGCCGATGGCGGGTAAGGACAGCTTTGACGACTTGGTCATGTCATTGGCCATCGGATGCTGGCTTGTAGAAGGTAATTCAGGCCTCAGTGAGAGCGCTGTCGCCATGGCATATGCAATCATGAATGCCACTTGAGTCCAGCGTAAGGATTTTAACCAGATGCCCGGTGGCATCAATGACGCTCAACCCCTCGTCAATCCCAACATTAGGGGAGCAAATGCCCAGAGCGTCTATCGACCTCGTGACCCGTCACAAGTGTCATCCACGAGTCCGATGTTACGTGACGCAAGTGACTTCAGCTGGTTGATGCGATAATCGTCTCACCGCGCCGGGCGTTGAATGCACCTTCGTGCTTTCGGCACTCGGTGATGAATACTTACAGCAAAGAAGGCCTCACGATGAATCAACCCAAGATTAGCCTCATCAGGCTCCGCTCAATCATCAATGAGGAGATGGCTTCAGTCAATGAAGCTGTCGACCACAAGGGCATCAATTCGATTGTGACCGTGGCCAGCAAACTGCTCGCAGCGGTCGAAGCCTTCAAGGCAAAGGCTCCCCACGCCGCCATCAACGCGGTCACTCCACACATGGCCGAGCTCGAGAAGATGTTGGAAAACATGGTCTCATCACCGGGCTCATACGTTCCTGTTCCAAAGAAGGAACCCAAGACGGTGACGTTGAGAGCGACTAAGGAGAACAGGGTACGTGAGACCCGTGAGCGCGTGTCGGCAGACCAACTTGAGCATGCTTGGTACGAGCTGAGCTTAGACGCTGAGACCGGGGGAGTGACTCCTGCGGCGCTCACTTCGTACCTCGGAACCACGGAACAAGCTGTGAAGAAGGCGTTCCGTGAGAGCGGACGCCTCTACGTAGATGACAGGGGATTTGTCGTCCTAAAGCACGGCTCGCGCATCGGCGAAAATAAGCTACGTGAGGCGACGGGAGGCGATGGCAAGTACGAACGTGTCCACGACAGCAACTGGCAACA